ATAGATTTGAAAGAATGGCAGAATATTATATGAGCCAATACAATATCGAATGGAGAATGATATTAGAAGATGGTGTTGAATATGATACTGATGCTGATGGAACTATTGTAACAAACGAGAGAGAACCTTTACATGGATTTAGAAGATTGACTAGATAATGGCTGTTCCTTTAATTCTTAAAAGAGTTGCTACAGGGATAGGTATTAGAAAAGCAATTTCTAAAGATGTTAAAAAAGCAGAAATACCTCAAAGTGAAGTTAATAGAATAAAAAGAGGATTAAACCAATTTGCTAAAGGCATTGTTGTAAAAACAGATTCAAATTCAAAACAAGTTATAAAAAAATTAGATAAGTTTGAAGATAGACTTTCAAGAATAATAGACAAAGGTGTTAAACAAGCTGGGTTTCAATTATTAAATATTATTAGAACTAAAACAAAAAAAGGTATAGATTTTAGAGATAGACCCTTTGCACCATATTCAGAGGGATATTTAAAAACATTAGAAAGAGAGGGAAAACCAACCAATGTTGATCTATTTTATTCAGGAAAAATGTTAGGTGCTTTGACTCCAGATCAAGCACTTAAAAAAACAGGAAAACATAAAATTACTTTAGGCTTTGCAAGAGCAGAAGAAAGAAACAAAGCCTTATTTAATCAAGTTTTAGGAACACCGAAAAGAGAATTTTTTGGCTTTAACAATAGAACAGAAATGATTATAAACAAACAATTCAACAGATTTGTAGAAAAAGAAATAAGAAAGTTTAGAATATGAGTGTAAGAGAAAATATAGCTAGTAATTTATTATCAACTATATCAGGTATATCTAGTCCAATAACAATTAAGAAAGCTACTAGACAACCATTTATATTAGACGAATTATCAGAGCAACAATATCCAGCTGTAATAGTTCAAACATCAGAAGAAAATAGAGATGATTCTGAATTAGGTAGCGGTGCAAAAACTAGAATAGGTACTATTGATTTTGTTATACTTGGTTTTGTCAAAGGTGCAGAATCTAATATTGATACAGCAAGAAACCAATTAATTACAGCTATTGAAACAGAATTAGAATCTGATATTACTCGAAGTGGAAATGCTTTAGATACAGAGATCGTTCAAGTAGAAACTGACGAGGGTTCATTATTTCCTGTAGGCGGTATAAGAATGACTATAAGATGTATGTATCAATATCAAGCTGGAACACCATAGGAGATAAAATGAAAAACGATAAATTATTAGATAAGATAGCAAAAAAAATAGATCAA